AACATTGGTCAGTTCAATTTTTGTATGTCCTTTTAATCGCATCTCATCCTCCTATTCCGTCTGCAGAGATACCTGCAGACTTTCTATAATCTCCACATTGCCGCCGGCACTGACGCATAGCTCATCCAGTGCATCCGACAGACCATATTTCTCCGGTACCTGCAGACTGCTTTGCACGGAATCTTTCAGCCTCTCTACAGGCAGCACCCTCTCTGTGATCTCAGTCATTGCCAGTGCTGCCTGCAGCTGTATGTCAAGATCTACCTTTTTCAATTTGTAAATCTGTGCCGCATAATCTTTCACATTCTCCTTTGGAAACACAAGCCCCCGGCTGACAATGGCATCATAAATATCATCCAGCACCTCCTGATAGTTTTTTTTTATGTTTTTTAACTCCTCAAACAATCTGGCAATCCCGGCATCCATTTTATTGAGATTGTCTTCATCGATCTCTGTAATATTATTCTTCCAGTTTACTCTGTCATACTCCAGATCCTGATCTGTTTCACTCATTGCGTCTTCACCTCCCCTTTATACAGAACTCCAGTACGAATAACTGACCCTTATGGGCGCAAGCTCTACATTTGTCAGCTGCACTTCGATACATTCTGTGGATGGTACAATGGTCACAGTACCTATGCTGAACTTTGCGGCGTCACCATCTCCATTGCAGACAACAGCCGGCCTTGTGGAATCAATCCCCGGTGCCGGTATGCTCAAAACACCGGTACTGGGTAATGGATCTGTGGCCAGATTCCTGACAATACTGCCATTGACAAGACGCAGCCCCTGTACCACCAGACCATTGGCCGCAGAAAACGGTGCCCCGAGACATTCCACGTTATATCCGTTATAGTAAATCCTCGGCTGTGCACTGCCTCCCGCCGCAAACTTCAGCGCATCCACTACGATCTTTGCCTTAATGAGCAGATCCGTTTCCACGTCCTGCCCGGTACCAGAGCTGTCGCCATAGCTTGTTGTTATTTCTACTTCGTTGTTGGCAATGCTTCCGGCTATGAAATCCTTTATCAGACGTATCCCTTCACCGTTTATATAAACTGCACTTCCCTGTTTCTTTCCATTTTTAGTTTCATAGTTTTCTGCAACAAAACCATTCTCCGCATCAAGGGATGATGCGATATAGAGCTGCTTAACCGTGTAGGGCTCTGTTTCCTCATACCATTTGACCCCTTCATCACCGGAGCAAAACTGATATAATTTTAGATTTTCCGTGTCAAAATAATAACTGAATAATTCTGCAATCGTTCCTTCCGGTGCCCCCTCCCCATAAACATTGATTTCAACCTCATACCCATCTATATAAACGTGGTTCTCCAAGTTTTTCAGCGAAATGTAACTGTCTGTCCCCTGCGTTGTTTCCAGCTTCACGCTGCCGCCCTTGATATCTATGGACTTTGCTTCAACTTCTCCCTCTTCCGTAACATTGAAAAGATCGCTCGCAATCGTAATCTTTTTTCCGGACAGATTCAGTGTGCCGCCGGATATAATATTGAACACATCCTCCGCATTAAGATCAATGTTGTCTGCATTAACCGTGAAATACGTCTTGGCGGTATCCGGATCAGCACCCAGAGCTACCTCTACCAGTCTGCCGTCCGAATCGACTTTCAACACGATCGTGCTGTCCGTCTGTTCAAACCGGGTAGACGTTTTCTTTTCCACATTTGCCATTTCAATATAAACACTGTCGATATTCTTCTGTATCTTCAATGTCCGGCCCTTGAGCTGGGTCAGTTCGCTTTCCTGGGTTACTTCGTTTTGGCGTTTCTGGCCGCCCTTCGCTTCATAAGTATCGACCAGTGCCTGTATACCGGAAATTGTCCGGGAGAATATATACGAATAAACCTTCTCTGCTTCTTTCTCTGCCACGATCATGTCACCCGTCTCCAGGTATGGCAGAGTGTTCAGCTTCAACTCGGATACCGGGCGGTAATAGATGCCTTTCAACTCCTCAAGAATATTACTGCCAACTTTCTTGAGTTCCTCCACGTTTTTTCCGTACAGCAGGAAATTTCCGGTGATCAGATACGGATTACTCAGATCCGTCCCGACCGTCACACCAATGTCCTCTTCATCCGTCTGGATATTGAGGCAAGTGATCTTGTCTGTGGTGTACTCCTCGCACCGGATGCTTCTGTATTCCGGCCCGGTATCAGATGCACCGGAAAGCTTCGTTAAATCATCTGATGCGCTTTTTGTGCTCACAGGGTACAATCTTTTGCTCGGAAACAATCTTGCGGAAGGATATAGCCCAATGGTATGCATCGCATTTAACTGAACAACCTCAAATTTTCCCTACCGGTTGATCCGTCCAAAGCCACCATTTACTGTGCAGATTGCCTTGAGTACCGTAGCACCTGTCAGGCTGCCTGCTGCCGGAGCAACCGTTTTCTCCACATCCAAATCATCATTGATTAAATCCTGTGTTTCATATGGAATCCCCAGATGCTGCAACAACGACTCTCTCATCGCCTTAAGCTTCACCGTCCCGCATTCCACAACCTTCAATGTAACTTCTTTGCCATCCTGCAGCTTTGTGACACTCTTCTCCTCTGCCGGGAAAAGAGCGTTATACCACTCTGAAACGTCCGCAGAGGCGTTATATAAAGCGTCATACGCCACGATCTTCTTATAATCCTTGTCATCCACCAATGCGGCAGAATTAACCCGATACGTTCCCATTGGAAGCTCCAGAGCCATATTGCCATCTTCATCCATCACTTCCAGCGTGGTGCTAAACTCCAGTCCGCTAAGGTCGTTCTGCAGGATTTCTGATACTTCAAACTCGCAAGATGATGCAATGCAGCCTCCCAGCATCAGGTCCTCTTCATCACAGATACTTTCCTTGATCGTGACCGCTTCGGAGTGGAGTGTATCGTTGTCGATCGTCAGATCCAGATCCTGGAAGTGCATTTTATAGCCATTGAAGTATGTACCGGTGTAAAATATTTTCTTTTGTTCTTCGGTAATGTCTATCATATACAGCCTCCTCTACAATTCGATGAACGCAAAACGGACAGGCTGATAATACAGTCTGCCCGCCAGCTTCGTTTTGTACTGAAATGTAATGTCCGGAACATAGCAGAGCATAGTTGCATAGTCTCTTTTCCAGTCATTGTAATAGCGGACATGCAGATGCCTTTTCTCCTTTGAGCATTCCCCATCCTTCACCGTAAATCCTTTGTCAAACAGGCTCAGTAATTGATCCAGTTCTTTATCCGAAACGATATGAGTATTCGCCTCCCACTTTGATCTGGAATGTTCCATCACTGTTCTCCGAAGATATCCTTTCGCATTTGTGTAGGAATCTTTGTCTTGCATTTGATCCGGAGTGGACTGGATCGTATCCTGCTGCAGCAAATCGTGGTTCAGTTTCTCGTATGTATATTTTCCGCCGGAATATCCTGTTGCTATTGCTATCAGGCCTTTGCTTTCATCGTACAATCTTATCCCCTCCTTACGTCAATGCAGACACGCCGTGTTGCTTTTTATACTTCGTATTTTCATTTCTTACCACACGAAGCAGATCGCCCTCTTTATATTTCTCCAGGTCTGCTCCACCGGATGTATTCTCCAGTGCAATGATCGCATTGCACAACCTTTCAATTACCGGTACCATCGCTGCAGACGTGGACTCTGCTGCCAGGCGTCCGGCTTCCACTGCCATCGCCTGCAGTTTATCCTCAGGCGATACCACTTCGCCGTAATGGCGGTTATCACCGATCATTGCAAGCTGTGGCGTATTTGCCTTGACATAACCACCCTGCGCCAATGCCGGAATCTTTGGTACCGTGATCGGGTTTTCCTCCCACAGGGATTCAAACGGTTTGATCTTGCCCACACCTACCTTGCGGATCGTGTTAAGCATTTTATTGATGGCATTAAACGGCTTAGACACGACAATGTTAATGCCGGATATCAAGCCATTCACTACTGTCTTAAAGGTCTTTTCCAGTCCTTCCTTAACTCCGGAGAATATTTTGCCACCAGCGGAAAAGACGTCTTTTACCTTTTCCCAGGCGCCCTTGAATGTCGATTCAAACCAGTCTGCAATTCCTTTAAATGGTGCCTTAATGTGATCCCTGATTTCTTTAAATTTATCCTTTACTTTCGCAAATGCTCCACTGGCGTTGTTGTAAGCACTGGCAAATTTTGTCTTAAACCAGTCCGGAATACCTGTAAACGCACTCTGAACATCCTTACATTTGCCTGTAAAGAAAGACTTCACTCCGGAAAAACCTTCCTTCATTTTGCTATATGCACTTTCCGAAGTATCCTTGAACCAGTCCCCGATACCTGTAAATGCCCCTTTAATTTTGGAAACTACATTGCCAAAAAATGAGGAGATCGTCAAAAAAGCATTTTTTATACCCGTAACTGCCTTGTCAAAGGTCGTTTTGAACCACTCACCAACATCAGAAAATGCACTCTGTATATTCTTCCAGATATTCTCAAAAGTTGTTTTGATCCCGTCAAAGGTCTTTACAATACTATCGTGAGCTTCCTTAAACTTCGTCTTAAACCATGCACCTACCGGCGAAAATACTGCTACGATTTTCTTCCACAGTTCTTCAGCTTTTGCCTTGATCTTATCCCAGTTTTTGTAAACCGCTACACCGGCTACAACCAACGCCGCTAAGCCTGCTATTACCAATGTGATCGGTGAGGTTAAAATGGCGATTGCTACTCCAAATGCCGTGGTGGCCGCAGTCGCAAGTGCACAAGCGGCGTTCCACGCTACCGTTGCTGCCGTAGCCGCTATCTGCGCAGCCGTGTCAGCAACCTTTGCAGCTGTACTGGCAATGAATGCAGCCGCTTGTTTTGCAAGTGCCGTCACCGAAGATGCCATTGACACCACAAAATCTTTAGCATACATCGCATTCAGTATCGCTGTCTCTGCGACATCTTTTATTTTGGCTAGTCTGGTTGCCAGTAACGCCTCCGCAACTTTTCCTAATGCAGCAACCACACCGCCCGATTGTTGTATGAACGACAACAACATCGTCGTTTTCCAGGCTGCAAAAAAAGCGGTCAATGTTATCACCATTCCGCTGACCACATTCTTGTTGTCGGAAAGCCAATTTGAAAACGCACTTAATGCAGCATTAATTCCATCCCATGCCTTAAGGAATAGCTTTCCTGTAAATTTCGCCAGCTTCTGCAGGAAATTTTCCCACAACCAATTTGCCAACGGCTTTAATCCTTCGATCACAGTATTTAATATGCTGATCACGCTGGACAATGTCTTTAAAAATCTCGGAACCACCTCATTTGCTGTCCAGGTTCCTAATGGGACTAATACATTCTCCCAAAACCACAACAGACCTTTACCGATATTGATTGTAAACGGAGTCAAAGCATCCCATAATCCGGCTAAAGCTTTATTAATTCTCGAAAAATCAATCCTACTCAGACCATCTGCCAGCACATTTATAAATTTAGGCAGACCTTCACCCAGAACCCATTTCCCAACGGGTTTCAAAAATTTATTGTAGAAATCCAGTAAAGCCTGAATGGTAAAATCTTTCAATGGCTTCAGGGCTTCCCACAGATTCTTGATGGCCTGAATGGTCGGCTGCAACGCTGTTTTTATGCTGTCAATCAGATTTTTAAATTTCTCAAGCCCTTTGTTCAGTCCCTCTGTCTCTTTTCCGGTAACTCCCGAAACAATACCTGTTGTTCCTGTTTTTCCTCCTGCCGCCCCTGTTCCTGTACTGGAACTGCCGGAGTCGGAGTTTTTGGAGGATGTATTATTGGAAAGCTCGTCCCAAGATGCAAGACCGAACATTTCCTTCTTTGCTTTCTTCGCCGCTTTGCCTGCTGCCGTGGTATTCTTTGCTAAATTCGATGCTGCAGCAGAGGCCCCCGACATACTGCTGTCGGCATCTGCTGCCATATTTGCCGTGGCCGCAATGCCATCATCTTTGCTCTTATTTCCGGTGAGCATTTCCGTAAACTGTTTAAAGATCGATGCCAGCCCGACCATTTTCTTCATCAGGGCATTGACCTGTTGAATGATCGGTGTAAACAGGTTGATCAATCCCTGCCCGATTGATGCTTTCAATGAATCGAACTGCAAAGACAAAATACGAACCTGGTTTGCCCACGACCCGGAAGTCTTTGCAAAGTCTCCGGATGCAATATTCAGCTGGTCCTGTACAAACTTATACCGCAGAGCCACCTTTTCCGCTTCACTCATTTTGGCGGTCGTTTTGCCAAAGCCATTTGCCATAGCATAGCTGTCCAGAGCGGTCTGCGTCATTACCACGCCCAGATCCTTTAAGGATTCTGTCTCGCCGGTAAACACAGATTTCAGTTTGGTATATGCCTCATCCTGCGAAATGTTATAAAAGGATGCAACATCTCCGGCCAAACCGGTAAGCTGCGTGGACATATCTGCTGCCTGATCCTGTGAAAATCCAAATGCAGTAGCCATTGCTCCGAAGGTACCGGCATATCTCTTCGCCATCGTTTCCGATAATCCAAAGGATGTAGCAGCACTTTGAGCAAATTTGTCTACCTTTTTTGATACCTTGGGGCCAAATGCAGTATCGACTACGTTCTGCACTTCCGTCAGATCGGAGCCGAGATCTAAACACTGCTTGCCAAAATCTGTGATTCCTTTTATCGCAAATGCAGCAGCCAGAGTTTTCGCTGCTTTTTTCGCCATACCCTCTATTCCGGACATGGATTTACTGAAATTTTTGCTGTTAATGCCAAGGTCAAGATGAATCTTTCCAACACTCTGACTATCAGCCAATGCGCCCACCTCCTAGTGCGCGGTCATCGGCTCATAATGGCATCTACTTGACCAACGTTATTTTAAATTTCTTTTTACAATTTCTCCCTTTGCATACTGTATAGATGTCCCTGGCTTCTGATTTCGGTAAATAAAAAATAGGAAGTTCGTATCCGCAATATGGACATCTTACTTTCTTCATCTTTCTATCATCCACCGCCATCACCTGCCATTCTGACAAATGCCGCCTTAAACATCTCCAGATAGTTCTGAACCTCTTCTTTGCTTTTCTGTTTAGCTGACTTGTTTCTCCATTCTCTCCAGATCCGGCGCTGATCATCTGAAAAGTTCTTGATCACTTCCTTGTCGGTCTCGGCACGGATTGCCACGATCCTTCCCAGAGCTGTATCCGGACCTATACCAGAGATCAGTGCCGAAAACTCCTGCCATTTCATCCCCTTAAATTCCGCAGAATAGATCCGGATGCCGTACTGTTCCAGAACACTGGATACCACAAGATCCCAGTCTTCAAACAGATCATAATAACTCTCACCCCTCGCTGGGTGTGTCATCATCCTCTCCACGGATCAGGTCCATTGCCTCCTCGATCAGTGTCATAAAATCCTGAAAATTCAGATTTAATTTTTTCAATTTCTTTCTATCCGCTTCCGAGAAGAGCAGTTCGTACGCTGCCGGTACCGCCTCCGCCTCTGACTTACTATCAAACAGTCCCATCAGTTTCAGCATTGTTTCCGCAGAATCATCTACTTTGTATGCCTGTCCCTTAATGGTGATCGCAGGGCTTTCCTCAAAATTCAGCTTATCTGTAATATCAATAACTTTTGCCATATTGTTCCTCCATTCTGCCTTTCGGCATTACAAAAAGGGCAAAACCAGCGTTTTGCCCTTGGTTCCCTCTATGTTACGAGCATTTTCCTAATACCCTAAAAAGAGCTGCTGCCACCGTTCGGTCTGCAGATCAGCCCCTTATCATCTTCTATTTCTTCGATTTTGCAGTCGCTTCACTTTCGTCAACCACGACTGCCTGATTCGCCAGCGGCGCCTCCTGCGCCGCTTCAACTGGGATTCGTGACTGTCGGCTTGCCGTTCGATACAATATCAAACTCTAACGGAGCCACATTCGTAGAATCTCCGCCATTGATGTTTGTTACGTTGATAACAGCCTTCTCCCACGCCACTACCGTGCCGTCCGGGAATGTCCAGTCAAAATATGCATAGGCATCCTGACCATTTGCCAGCCATTTACCCGCCACAAAATCATTTCCTGTATCTCCAATAGAACGCTTGGCGCTCACAGAAATAGTGATTGCTTTTGCCGTCTGTAATGCCTTCTGCCATCCTTCCTCCGTAAATGAGTTCCAGGTCTCAACGCCATTATCGATAGATATGGAAAAGCTTTCACATTCTGCGATCGTTGTTTTGCTTTCCTTTGTGGCCCCCACATGGAACTGGTTTTCATAACAAGGAAATACTCCTTCTTTTGCCGCCATATTATTCTTCCTCCTTTTCTGCTTTGCTGCAGTAAAACTCTGCTTCAATGACCATCTCAAAGATACCCGTCTCGTCCGTTCCGACATCCTGCGGATAGGGTACCTGCATGATACAGAATTTTATCTGCTTGTTGTTTACAGTTACATTTTTCAAATCCTGCAGGATCCGATATAGTTCATTGGCTTTCTGATCTGTCTGTGCAGCGTTTTTATTCCAATGGATCAAAAAAGACACTGGAAGGACATCGAACGCAGCGTTCTCCTTTCCTCCCAGCGGGATACGGGGTGCTCCTCTCCTGCGAAGATGATAACAGCCGATGCTTTCCTCGTACTTTGTATTCAGCTTCCCCATGTAGCAATGTTCATTTTTTACAATACCGAGCTTTGCCACATAATCTCTGATATCCGATAAAGTCACCATAAGCCTGTCTCCCTTCTGTAGTTCTTTTTGAAGGTATCCCTTGCAAATGTCTCGTGTTCCCCGCCCTTCATCCACGGTTCATACCACTTGCCTCTTGCATTCGGGTTCTCATCCTTCGAAAATTGATATTCCGGATGATAATACAAACGTCTGGCATATGGTGTGTCTGATACGATAGAGCAGCTTCCCTGACTGCTGTTACTGTAATCCACAAATGTGCTTTCATTCTGCAATGCTCCTGTGTCCCTCGGCATAACCTGTGCCTGCACAATCTCTGTATGAACCGCCTCTGCGGTCTTTTCCAGAGCCCTGATACTTGCCCTTGTCAGCTTTCGTATTTTCCCCTGATCAATCTTGATCGTTGATTTTACTGCCATTACATCACATCCAATTCACTGTAATTTACTGTTCCGTCCGGGTTTCTGGCTTTTCTTCCCTGAAATATCTGCCTCTTTTCCCCGTTCACCTCAATCGTTCCTCCACTGAGGTTCGGCAGATCCGGAGCAATATCCCCTGGAAATAAAGCCACCCCCGACAACTGGATCAGCTTTTTCTCTGCCGTCAGCACCGTTTTGGCACTGTCCTGATAATTACATGTTGTTTCAATCTCCTTCGCTGTGATCGGCTCACCATAAACACTAAGCTCCTCCTGTTCCAGAGATATTTTTACCTGCATCTTACACTGACGTTTCTTTACAAGGCACGGGTAACGCATACTGCCACCTCCTAAATCATCCTGCAGCACAGTCCGGTCTTTTCCAGCTCCGCATAAATGTCTGTCCGTATCATAACTCCCTGTACCTTCGTGACATTGACCCCATTTGAGAAGGTCATGGACACGCCATTGATTCCATAGGACGACAGCATAGACTCCAGTTCATCCCGGTTCTCATAGATAAAATCAGCCAGCAGGCAGGTCACATACTGAATCTGATCCTGCTGGAATGCCGTGAGACGTTCAAAACCAATCTCACGGATCCTGCAGAATGTCAACGTATCGATCTGCCGGCTGGCTTTATTTAACTGACGTGTCAGCTCTTCCTCTCCGATCAGGCTGCCGCCGTAGGTTTCCGTGTAGTATTCCTTATCGGCATACATCCGCATCCCTCCTAGGCGGTATACTCTGTGGTATCCACATCTACGAAGATAGAATCAATCTTGCCGTCTTTACCATTCGGGAACACAAATACATCCGACAGGGAACGGTTCTGATACAGATATCCATCTCCCTCTGTATGAGCTCCCGGTGCGAAATAATAAATGCTGGAGATCTTCGGTACCGTCTTACAGGTCTGTCCGCATGCCACCAGCACATTGATCTTATGCGCCCCTGTCACAGCTTCTACTCCGTGGCTGCTGTCTGCTGCCACTTTCTTCAGCGGAGCAAATCCGCCAGCCTCCGTATCCCAGTCAAAGGCATCATAGAATCTCTCATCATCTACGACTTCCATGATCGTCACACCGTCAATATCCGTTACACGGGTTTCAATGCCCATGCCGCCCTCTGCAATCTGAGTCATCTCGATCTTACGGGTAAACTCCGTGGACTGCTCCAATGCATCCATGATCTCGCTGCGGACATACATAACGAGAGTGCCATTCGCCTTATAACGACGGAGCTTGCCCTTTGCCAGAATGTCCTTAAGCATGCCAAAGACCTTCGCCTTGGTGTACGCAGATGTTGCTGTGGATGAATGATATCCATCCGTCTCCTGCGCTTTCTGTGCCACCTTTGAGAAAAACAATGCATCCGTCTCCGGCACCACCTGTGTCTGTTCAAAGACTCTGGTGATATTCTGAATAGATGCTGTCTCATTGGTCTCATCCACATCTGCCTTGTCCACAAGGAAAGAGATATTTCGGTCGTGCTCTACCGTGTACGCTACATCTGTCTGAGCGTAATTTCCTCGATTCCAGCCACCATTACGATCGTGGTTCTTATAACCACTCACGCTCATCTGAGTAAAATGGAAGGTCTTTGCATCCAGCCATTTTACATTGCTTGTTACAAACGGGGAAGTCAATGTTCCCTGCATCAGAATCTCCAGTAATTCCGGACTCCACTGTTCTGCATAATTTAATGCCATATTATCACCTTTTTACCTTTCTTTTTAATTAAAACGGTTCCACCGCTTTGTTGGGATCACCGGAGTAGCCGACTGCTGCCCTGTGGTGTTTGTCTGGCTGCCGGTCTGTCCGGCTCCAACCTGAACAAATCCATGGGACTGCTCTTCCTTCTTGCCCGACTTCAATGCCGGGACATCCTCCAGTACCTTGTTGATTGCTTCCTTGAGCTTGTCTGCATCCACCTTCCCCTCTGCCACTACCGCAGAAGTATCTGCCAGTTTCATCACATAAGGGATGGTTTTGACATCAAGCCCCATCTCCACACCAAGCAGCACGCCCTCCTTCTCAATCTCTGAGAACACTGCCAGTTGCTGTGCCTGTACCACCTGTGCCTGCAGAGCATCCGGGTTCGGTTCCGACTCCTGTTTCTGCTTCTTGTATGCACCGATGGCATTCTCCATTTCTTCCCTGCTAAGCCCCTGCTTCTTGAAATAGTTCTTCAGCACGGTATCCTCTGCAACCGCCTTCTTCCCTTCGATCACGCTTGCAAGCTTCTCATAATCGATCTCTGGTGTTTTTGGCGGCTCCGTCTGCTGTGCAGATGCCGCTCCGGTATCTCCCTGCTCCCCTGTTCCGGCATTTCCTGCCGGTGGTTCCGCAAAAAGCTGCAGATGCATTGGTAAAATGTTTCTCATGTTAATTCGCTCCTTTCAGTTGTAAGGGTGTCTCCCTATCCAGTTTTATGTGTGTCTCACTCAGTTTTCTTCTCAGGTGTCTCCTCGTAGTTTATCCCCGAACAAAGTGTTCGGTTCGCCTTCGGGCAGAGTTGCAATATAAAATTGCATTAAAAAAACACCCTTTCGGATGTCGTATACTGTTTTACCCACAGCCGGGAGATATTGGATCACCTCCTTGCTACAGGGCTGTCCCTATAATTCCTTTGGCCAGTCCTGCTGCCTTTTTCATCAGTCCGTTTTCCTCCAGATACTCTAATCCTTTCATTGTCAGCTCCGGCCGGGTCAGAGCTACCTTAGGATAACCACAGTCCATAGTATTCCAGGTTTGTCCTCCGGATATGTACCCCTCCTTCAGCAGCATTGCCATCAGTCTGCTCCATTTCGGTACCGTTAAGCCTAACGCTTCCGCTGACAATTCCTCTGAATCAAACTCTTCCAAATCCATTGCTTTCTGCAGGATTCGAAGAATTTTGTATATTATGCGAAAATCTTCCATGATACTCTCCTCTCTGGATATAAAAATACCACCGCATCATCTCTGACTGGTGGTATTTAATCCCAAATTATTTCTGGTTCAGGCTGCTCTGTTTTTGGCACCGTACCATATTTCTTTATTGTGTAATCAAAATCATCGGCAACACATTTTAATAGTTCCTCTGCATAGGCATCCTGATCAAAGTCTATAGAATTGGGATGATTGGGATAATACCCAAAATGCTCAATAAATTTCATGCTGGCTTCCTTATGTTTTGGAGTCATTTTATCCCTCCTATGCTTTTAACCCCTTTTATAATTTTATTTTTTTATCACAGAGGCAAATCTATTCCTCGCTTTCTCATCTTGTGGACGTACTATTATTTTTCCTGCTTTTACACACATTCGAAGATGTTCTTTGTAATCTTCAATTCCTGTATAACAATCATAATTAAATCCCAGACTCTGTCCGGTCTTTTTCTCTAACTCTTTTTTTAATTGTGATATTTCTTCATCTGCAGCTATTCTATCTAATATTTTCATTTTACAATTACTCTTCGGATATAAAAACACCACCGTATCATCTCTGACTGGTGATATCTTATAGAAGCTCTGGCCATTCCTTTAACTTGTCGCTTTCTTCTTTAAGTCTCTTCTCTTCCTCCTCAAACTCTTCTTTTGTCCAATCCGGATGGTGTACCACAACATCCGAATAACATTTTACTTTATTTCCTGCCATGATATTCCATACTCCTTCCTAAACTCATTCAATGCCTTTTCATATGCTTCCCTATTATCCCTTTCTTTCACTTATATCACCTATAGATATATCAATCGTTTCCCAATCTTCCCGAGAACTTCCTACATCTGCAATAAAATGTGTTTCGTCTAATTTTTCCACAATCGTTGCCTGTCTACCATCTTTCAAATAAACACTATCATATTGTTCTATCTTCATTTCGTCGCCTCCTTATGTGTAACATATATGCTTGTAAGACGTTTTTCATCATTGTCCTGAATCCAACTGGTTAAAACACATTTTCGGATGCTTAAAATCTCTTTGTTTTCACTTAATCTTCTCGATTCAGTTCTTCGTCTGTCAAGGGGATATCCCTTTTTTCTCTTTCTGCACGTTTTCCGAGTCGAATAAATTTCAGCAATGTTTCATGTGCCTCTCGCTTCTCCTCCTCCGTCAAATCATGTGTTTCCCCAGTCGGCACAAACTTTGGAATATCCTGTCGCAGCATTCTCTCTCTATCCTCATCATTTAGCCCCTTATAAATATCCTCATAAGCCATGTCTATACCTCCCGTAATAGTATATTCCATACGCCGTCGACAAACGCTTTGCCAGCAACAGTAAACCTTGTATTTCTTTCATAAAGGACTTCCTGCTCATCCAGCCCTACAGTTCGGATGTCGCACCCTTTCTTGGCATCCTGTATATATATGATTACATCCGGGTGCTCATCATATCCCCTTTTACTTGATGTGCTCCAATATTGCGAAATCTTTCTATCTTTCCCTATCTCAAATTCATCCAAAAAATCCCGCAATCTTTCATCTGCATCCGGATATGCTGAAAAGTTAATTGTTCGAGCCAAGTTTCCATGATACTTCGGTATTTTTGATAACGCACTATCCAACTTTTCGACAAACATTCTCTGTTCATCTGTAAGTTTTCCCGTCCTCAATGCCTCGTTAATCACATATGATTCTGAACTCTTATAACGCAACAATGCTCCAAGTTCTTCCTCAGTTAAATTCATTATAGCATTCGGCATTGAATTGACAATGATTTTTTCTCTATTTTGACCAGATTTTGCTCTCCACTCCTCTCTCCTCGTAGCATACACCCGTTTATTCTCCGGATCCATTGCACACCGTTCCAGGCGATCAAGCTTCTCCTCCTGTCTCTCAGCGTATTGCCGTCTGGCTTCCTGTTTTACATTCTTCTCTACAGCTGCAAGCTCTGATTTCTTCCACTTCTTATCCGGAGGTGTGGATATCCCCGGAAAATATGTGGTATGGGAATCTCGGCAGTTTGGATGATATAGCCCTGCGTTCATTGCCTGACTGATCAATGGATACCTCATTTTCTTTGCTTCTGCTGCCGTACCTCCGGACCACACATCATCAATCATCACTTTGCCTACCCAGGGCAGGCATAACGGACAGGGATTACCACGCTTATTGATAATAACAGTATGTATGCCCCACTCCTGCCTCTTGGCTCCCTCTCCTGTAAGGTACGCTCTAAGGCCTGCCGTCTTGAGTGCCATTCTGGCATAGGATTTTATGTTGACCTGCTTGCCATCTTTATACCGTACACAGTTGATCCCTGCAGCAGCATAATCTTTTACTGCCATATCGACTGCTTTCTCGTAGGTACCGGCTCCGCTGTTTGCATATACCTGTGCATTAAAGATTGCCCGGCGGGTCTTATCATCATGCATTCGCAGGATTGCACTCTCAGCACGCTTCATATCACTCTCTACGGCATCCAACAGGGCATTCATCTTCCGGTCATTGACCCGGAAGAATTCTCCCTGCAGCTTATCCGTTGCCCGGTGCATCTTCGCACCCTTGCGGATTGCCTCCAGTATTTTCTTCTCCTGCGCCATTTTCCCTTGAGCATTCGCCTGTAGGATCGCCATCCGCATCTTGGAATTGATCGCCTCATACCGCTCCTCCAGTTTTCCTTTGTGTTTTCTGCAGTATTCTTCCAATCCGGCAAGCTGTTTCGCCTGCCACTGTTCCCACTGGTATCCCTCTTTCGTTTCCTCGACACGGTGCCGTTTCATATTCCGCATCATAGAATCCAGCAGCTCATTTTCTATGGCCGCAAATGCTTTTCCCACATCATACTCCATATTCTCCATGGTGATATCTCCTATCGATTAGAATGTACCTTGAAGCCCTGTGATTTAAACTGTCTGGTCAATGCCTTTAGCTGCGTGACGGATGTGCACCGGTCGCACCGCAACTCTGCGTAACCGGTCTTCTCTACCGCATAGATTCCAAAGGGTACCTGTTCCGATGCTACCTCAAGGAGTTTCTGATACTCCTTCCGGGACATTGCGTACATCTTTTGATTTACCTTTACTTTCACCTGTCATTCCTCCCTCAATAAAGCTCTCTGCTGCCTCTTTGCTGATACCTAATGTTGCTGTGACAATTGATATCGCTTCGCTCCTTGTCACACTTCCCTCTTTCACCATTCAGAGAAGTAATCTGGGCACCATTCAGAGTGCTCGTGGCTCCAGCTTCCTTATTCGTTCCCTGTTCCACCTCAAGCCCATCCATATTTAACGCCGGCTCTTCCATCATCTCCACTCCATCTCTGGCATTTAAACGATTGATCTCTTCCTGCTTCCATTCCTCTGTCTTGGTATCACCATACAGCTCATCCACAACAGCCTCATTGGACATAATGGCACTGGATTTGGCTTTCCCCACAGTCTCGATCTGTGACTCGAACGATGGGTTTGCATAATCACTAAATTCTATCGATGATTCTGTGTCCTCCACCGTTACCTGATTCAATGTATCCAGTGATTTGAATACAGTATTAATCAGCTTCGGTATCGTAGTCTGCAGCGCATCAATGATCTTGCCTCTGGTGTACAGTGTGGTCTTTTCTTTCTCCCGCTGCGCATCGGCATTATCCAGTTTCTTTACATCAATTCCGATAGTCGATGGACTGATGATTCCCTGCAGGCATAAATCCAATGCTGTGATGTACGTACTCAGATAAGACTCATGAGGTATATCCGGCTGTGTAACATCAATCTTATTAGAGGCGTTTTCACTCATTCCTCCAGGTACAGCAATATATGTGTTGTCAAATGGATTTGGTGGCATTGGCGCTTGTGTCTTTGGGTTTCTCGGAATGAGGTCCTCCGGAATATACTTCGTTGTACGCCCTTCTCTCATTGCCTGAACCCACTGACTCCATGTTTCATCCAGTGAATCAAAGTCATCTGTTTTACCGCCGTCAAAGATTGACTTGCCCCGTCCCTTAATTCGCGGATTACTGTAAATATAAAAAGGCACCGCCATACAGAACGAATCATCAAAGCGGATATCTTTCAATCCGGCTAACGCAGAGACGTTCTTCAGGTCTGCCTTTTCTCCATTGTGCAGAAGCTCATTCCGGATATATCCAAATCCATAATGCTCCTGCAGTTCATATTGTTTGTTTCCTTCTTTGTAGGCAGTCTTAAAGACCACCTCTTTCATCCGTCCTCGGTTGCATATGATATCAATCCGATCTGCCGGGTACCATTCTATGATCGGATACTGACTCATCCTGGTATCCAGAGATATCTTAAATGCTCCATCTCCCAGATATAACGCCTGACTGACCGCTTCCTCCAATAAAGATTTAAACTCATTCTCTTGGCTGATCTTCTCCCATGCGTCTTCTCTTTTGTCCGGCACTGTTATCTGATTGAAATCCGTCATAATGATATCGGTCAGCGTATCCACCATGATTGCAGGCAGTCCGATATGTATCTTCCGGATCTCTCTGCCAGTGCTGCTTCGTGCCGCCCAGAAGCGGAGTCTGTTCTGGCTGCTGTCAATCTGACTGTATAACTGTGCCAGCTCATCGGGATCTCCCAGATACCATATTCTGTTTTTGATCACATTTGCCTGAAAGTCCATTGTCTCCTGTATATTGAAACTATGCACGTTTGCCGGTGTGATCTGCAGCCAGCTCTGCATTTTCTGTTTTACATTTTCACTCATTTTGTCCAGCCACCTCATTTATTTCCTCCATCATTGATATCCTATCTTGTGCTTATATGGGATCCACGCATACTGTGTACTGTTGACCATATGATCATTGGCGTCCTCCGGCTCCTCATCCTTATCCTCTTTCCAGCTGTAGTTGTCCAGTTCCCGGATGTAATTCACACAGGTATCAACCACCTGATAACACGCCTGTCTTTCCTCATCGTATGCCATCCAGCCAAGCTGCAGCATGATACGATCAATAATCGTTACTTTCTTGTATGCGTTATTAAATATATAAAGGCATTCCGGATGGGCGCGCTTATACTTAGCGCACTCCGTTAATGTTGCCTGATCTGCACTATCCACAAAAACATTTCTCGCCAGACCGCCCCACTCCTTACGGTTTCTCTCCAGGAATGCCACATAATTGACCACTGTGTCGCTGGGTGCGATCGGGACCGTCTGACTGGCGTTGTTGTAAACTCTCTCATCCAGTACAATGCACCGCCCTTTGTTCGTGATCCCGACAAAGCTCATAGCAATGGTATCCGAGGATGTCGTGGAATACGCTGTATCCAGCCCGGAGGTAAAGTATTCAAACCATTCCGGCTGCTGCCCTGTGCTCCGGATATATTTCTTTGCCTGTTCCTTCGTGATGACATGATGCTTTTTGCTGAAATTACAAAAGACAAGACCGGTTGCCTTGCCTCGTAACCCCTGTATTTTGTTTTTATACATCTTCGTTCCCTTTGGAACGGCATCGATCTTTTCCTGAATGTCCTCTTTGGTCATTGAGGCATTATCATAAAACGTGAAATACCAGTGTACATACCCATTAACCGGTTCTTCCTTCAGCTCTGCAAGAAGTTCCACGGGATAATCTGCAGCATATCTCTTCAAGGGACGGCTGTGATTGATGAATTCTTTATACACCGGCTTATCCGGCGCATCCGGGTTGGAGGTAGTCATCATATACTTACATCGGTGGGTGATCTCACGCAGAAACTCCATATCTGCCGTATTTACCTCATCAATGTAAACGCAGCCGGATTGTGAACCAAGAACCTTTTTCCAGCGGGCTTTGTTATCAAAGCCGCATACATAAATGATCTTCATTCCTTTTCTTGTCCGATACTTGATGTGAGGGAGGCTGATCTTTCCCTGTCCTTTCGGGTAATATTCTGCCAACCCTTCCATCTGGACGATCAGACCAAGTTCTGAATTGATCACGTTTTTCTCCACGGTACCCAGATCTGCTCCGGCAATCACATGAAACTTAAGATCGGAGTCTGCAACCATCATCATAAATTTAAAGATTCCTACCGTGGTCTTGCCCGCTGCCGTGGTCCCTTCCAGATAATCCCGCCTGGTCCTGATAGTCAGGAAGTCTTTAAACTTTGGCGATAATACCAGTTTCATATTCTCACCATCCTCACTCCATCACTTCGTCCGGATCCACATCATGCAGCTGTTTCAGGATTTCTTCCACATTATTCTCTTTCTCCTGAAGCTGTTCTTCATCCGCCCTGCTGCTGTCTTCTGCTTTTGCTTTCAACAGCTCAATCTCTGCTTTCTGTTTCTCTGTAGCCAGACTCATATGATCCGCCAGCCACTGCAATGCTTTCATCTTATCCAGTAGCTCCACGCTGTCCGTCTTACCAAAACTGACCTTTTTCACGAGTGTGCCATCAGCGAACGGATTGTTCAGGTTGATCTTATTTCGTTTTGGATCAATATAATCCTTTGCATCTGCATACAGGATATCAATGTATTTCTGCACGATATCCTCCTCAGAAAGCATCTCCCGGTTGAAACGTCCCTGTTTGAGGTTATTGATCTCAGCTTTGACCTTAACATTCTTTAACAATCTTGAGCCTGCTGCTGCCGCTGTTTCATAATCGCAGTCATATGCTTTCATATACGCCTTTGTGGCGTTAAAACTGCGAACATAATAAACGCAAAAAAGTTTCTGTTTATCCGTCAGATCCGAATTGTCTGCCAGGTCCACTACTTCCTCCGGAGGTGATGAACTGCTGCCGGATGTTTTGCATCCTTTTGGATCTGATTTTGTGTGCACCCTTTTTGTATTTTTGTGTGCACCCTTTTTTGCATCCCCGGATCTGTCCCAGGCATATCTTTTTTTCCAGCTCTTGACCGTATTCAGTGATACGTTGTATTTCTCTGCAATGTCCTTATACTTCATCCCGGACATATAATCCGCTTCTGCCTTTATCTTGACATCTGACATTTCACCACCTTCCCCACGAAAAAAGGACACCCCTTCGGATGTCCCTGATTTGATGATAACATAATAACACATAAAAAAGTGACATGGACTGCCATCTTTTATTTTTTGTGTTTTTTTTCAATCCGGATTGCTTTAAGTGCCTGCCCGTGTATGCGGTAAATATGTCTTAAACTATATTTCATTGTCTTCGCAATTTCTTCCCAGTGCTTAAATTCTATGTACCGCATTTTAAGAACTGCTTCTTTTTCTGCATCCTCCACAGTCAGTATTGCATTTTCTATCTCCAACCGCAGCTCCAATGATTCTTTGATCTTATCGTCGATCTTTCTCTGCAGCTCCTCCAGCTTGATAATAATATCCGCCAGATCCGACCGGCCGGAAGATCCTCGCGGCATATCGGAGATACGCTGTGCCTTGGCACTACTCTCCAATTCTTTTAAAGATTGTGCCTGCTCCTGTAAGGCTTCCAATTTCCTGCATACTCTTCGATACTGCTTTAAATATTCTTTTTTGTCTTCGTTCCCCATTGTACACCTCACATTCGCCATTGCTGCCTGCTACTCCTCCATCTGTTTCGTTGTGTCGGTTCGTTCTACACGAATGCCGCCTTTTGATCCTGTTTTAATGTCTGCCTTTGTAACATCATCAATCTTGACCGTGATGCTGCTGATTTCTTCATCTGCGATCAGTTCCACTGCTGCCTGCAGGAAGCTTTTTACAGCATCCGACTGATCCCGTTCAAATAATGATTTGACTCTCTTGCGACCGTTTTCTTTCTTGAGCTTGTTCAGTCGATACAAGTCTGCTTCCGGACACTCACACATTTCTGTCGCATATTCATTTCTTTCTTCATCCAGCCAGTCCTCTGGTACCTCTATGGCTGCTATCTGTCCACAAAACTTACAAGCTCCTTCTGTTGGTATCAGAGACATATGCTGCAATCTCATCTTCTTTACTTCCTCGCTTAACATCTGCTGCCCTCCTGTTCCCATATTTCGATTACTGTATCCACTATTGCCTGCAGTTTCTTTTCACCAATCCCCTTGATCTTCCCAACTCCATCCCTGAGCTGATCCACTGACGGTGCTTTTCCGTTGCCGTCAGCATATCCGGTCTGGTAGATATTATCCAGATAACACTTCATCGAATGGTGATCCATACGCTTGATCTTCTCATACTCTTTCCTGGTTAATTCTAATTCTTTCTTTGCCATAGGCTCCTCCTTTAGTTAAACGGCAGCTCCTCCTCGATTGCATCCGGGATATCCATAAAGCCGTCTCCCGGATCAGATGCCGGTGCCGGTCTTGTTGTGTTTCCT